ATTTCAAACTTAATATACAACAATGTTCCCATTCTTGGAGATGGATCTGGAGCATTTGCAACAGTTTATTTTGATGAAACTTCTTCTCCATATAAAGTAGAAGTTACTAGTTCTGGATCAGGATATACTTATGCATCTTTAGATTTAGATTCTGTAGTAGTTCCTGTTGGAGAAAAATCAATATTTAATGTTATTATTCCACCAAATGGAGGGCATGGAAAAAATATTTACTCAGAACTAGGTGCTTATAGAGCTCTGGTTTACAGTAGAATTGAAAACTCTATCACAAATCCAGATTTTATAGAAGGAAATCAATTTTCTACAGTAGGCATTATTAAGAATGTTAAAAACTTTTCTACAGGGTCTGATTTTACAGATAGCACTGGAAGTGGTGTTTATGCCCTAAAACTAACTACTAATGCAAGTGTAGAAACTTTAGACTCTAAAATTACTCAAGATTCTACTGATGCCATTGGACTACTAGTAAGTTCAATCACAGTAAATGGAGAAACTATAATTAAGTATACTCATCCAAGAGAAGGTTATGTAGATACTTATTCAGATGTTTCTCAAAATATCTTGAAGATATTTGATGTAAACACTGTAACTAATTATTCTGGTCTATCAACTGCTTCTTCTTATCAATTTAATGAATTTGAAGGTGGATCAATTAAAATTTATTCTAGTCCATCTTCTTTCACTACTTATACAGTAGATTCAAATTTCAGTGGAGATTCATTAAATGATGTATTTTTTGGTCAAACATTTTCTTCAGGCATTTCTGTACCAGATATAAATACGAAGAGTTCTGATATAATGTATATTGATAACAGATCTTCAATATCAAGACAGGAAAATCAAAGAGAAGATATTAAAATCATTTTAGAGTTTTAAAGAATGTCACAACTAACTAATTTAAATAAAAACCCATATTATGATGATTTTGATGCAAAATCAAATTATTATAAGGTTTTATTTAAACCAGGAATATCTGTTCAAACACGAGAATTAAATAATTTACAGTCAATTTTACAAGATCAAATTGACAAATTTGGCAATAAATTCTTTTCAAATGGAGGAATAGTAGTTCCTGGTGGGTTTGCGTATGATAATTTAGTTGGTGCAGTTGAAGTAGAGTCTTTCTTTAATGGTATTGACGTAGAAACTTACTATGAAAGTTTTGTTGGAAAAACTCTGACAGGAAAAGAATCTAATATTTCTGCAGTTGTAGAAAAGGTTTTATCAAAAACTGAGTCTGAAAGAGGGTCAACCACACTATATTTAAAATATTTAAATTCTTCTAGTACAGATTTTAGCACAGAACTTTTTGCAAATTCTGAAGATTTAATTATAAATTCAGATATTCTAGTAGGATCTTCATTTATTTTTAGTGGAGAATCTGTATGTAAGGTATCTTCTCCAATAGATAGATCTCCTTGTTCTGTTGCATCTTCAGTGAAAATTGAAGATGGAATTTACTTTATCAGAGGATATTTTGTAAATATTTCTGAAGACATTATTATTTTAGATCAATATTCCAACACACCTTCCTACAGAGTAGGACTACAAATTCTAGAAGAATTAGTAGACTCTAATGAAGATCCTACATTAAATGATAATGCTAGAGGATTTTCCAATTATGCTGCTCCTGGAGCAGATAGATTTAAAATTAGCACAAATTTAATTAAAAAATCTTTAACTGATTTTAATGATACTGATTTCATAGAACTCATTAGAATAGAATCTGGTGTAGTAAGAAAAATAAAATCAAATGATGAATCATCCTTTATATCAGATATTCTAGCAAGAAGGACTTATGATGAGTCTGGTAACTATTCAGTAACTGAATTTGATGTAGAGTGTTTAGAGTCTTTAACAAATAATTTAGGAAATTCTGGAGTTTATAATTCATCCCAATTAACTTATGAGGGATCTGTTCCAAGCAATGATTTAGGATTAATTAAAGTATCTCCAGGAAAGGCATACGTCAAAGGATATGAAGTTGCAACTTCAAGTAATCTTTTAGATTATCCTAAACCTAGAACAACTAAAAGAATTGAATCTTCATCTTCCAATTTTTATGCAGGAAATATTTTAAGAGTAAATAATGCTTCCAGTGTTCCCAAAATTGGATTATCTACAGACTTTAATGTTTCATTATACTCTACCAGATTAACTGATGGTGTGGCAGTAGGAACAACTATTGGGATTGCTAGAATATATGATTTTGAACACCACAATACATCATATGAAGGTCCAGAAAGTCAATTCAATTTAAATCTATTTGATATTCAGACTTACACCAGCATAGTATCTACTGCAAGCACTGCTGCAGTCACTGTTGGATCATACCTCAAAGGAAATGACAGTGGTGCTTCTGGTTTTGTTAATAAAGTAACTGGAGCAAACATAACTCTACAGCAAGTATCAGGATCTTTCTCAGTTGGAGAGGGATTTTCTTGCAATGGAATAGGGGTTACTGTATCAATAGGAACTGTAACTGATTACTCTGTTGGCGATATTAAATCAGTTGGAATCACCTCAGCACTGTTCTATGCAGATTCATTATTAAGTAATCAAAATTTAATTACTGGACCTTTCACTGTTAATGCATCTTCAGGCATAGCAACAATCACCAGTAATAATGGATCTTCATTTGCCAAAAATCTTAAAGTAAATGACATTATAAAATATTCAAGATCAGGTATTTCATCTGATGTTTATGTTGGAATTACATCAATTTTCAATACAAATAATAGAATTATTGCACAGGGAGTTTCAACAGTAGAAAATGTCTGTTCAGGTGACCCAGGAAGTACTCAATATACAGTAGAAAATATTTTTGTAATCAGACCACAAATACTTCAATTAAATGATTCATCACTATATTCAAAATTAAATCATAGCAATATTTCAAATGTAGAACTTTTAAATTCTAGCATTTTCGTAAAGAGATATAATCAAGCAGTAACAAAATCTTCAACTACTTTAACGCTACCTTCTTTATCTGGAACTGATTATGTATATGCTTCTTTTGATGAAGAAAGATATGTAGTGGTTAATAATGATGGATCAATTGAAAATCTAAGTAATGCAACTTTAACTATTACTAATGGTGGAAAAAATGCAGAATTTACAAATTTATCTGCAACTTCTGGTCCTTGCAAAGTAATTTCTACTCAAATTAAATCTAATGTATCATCAAAATCTAAAAAATACACTAGATGTCAAATTTTAGATGTAGAGAAAACAAAATATTCTGTTCCTAAAAATGCAGGACTGGCATATACAACAACATATGGAACTAGAGTTGAAGATGATGAAATTAGTTTGAATGTAGCAGATATAGTTCAAGTACACGCAGTTTTAGAATCCTCCACTACTTCAGATCCAGCAATTCCTGCAATAACTTTCACTGGATTGAATAGTGTTAACAGTTCTGCAGATGATTTAATAATTGGAGAATTAATTGTTGGAACTCAATCTGGTGCCACTGCAATATATGTAAGTAAAGTCAATTCTACAAAGATTTCTATAGTTTATAAAAATGATTTAAAGTTTGAAGTAGATGAAACAATAGAATTCAAAGAGTCTGGATATACTTGTGAAGTTTCTTCTTTAGATGAAGGAGATCCAAATATCTTAAATGAATTTATTTTAGATAATGGTCAAAGAAAGCATTATTATGATTTTGGAAGAATTAAAAGAGTAAATGGATCAAGAGAACCATCATCAAGATTGAAAATAGTATTTGATTACTTTAAATTTGATTCTACTGATTCTGGAGATGTAGTAACTGTCAATAGTTATCCAAATCAATTATATCAAAATAATATTCCATCTTTTGAAAATATAAGAAATACTGATGTAATAGATGTTAGACCAAGAGTTTCTGAATATTCTTCAAATATCATAAGTCCTTTTGACTATAGTTCAAGAAATTTCAATGTAACTTCAAATAATTCTGCTCAGATTTTATCTTCAAATGAGGACTTTATCTTTGATTATGAATTTTACTTACCCAGAAATGATAAACTTACTTTATCAAAATCTGGAGAATTTGACCTTGTATTTGGACAACCCAGTGAATCTCCTATAGATCCTGTAGTTTCAAATGAAGTTTTAGAAGTAGCAAGCATTAGAAGTAATGCCTATGTATATGATGTTTCTAAAGATGTGACTATATCTCTTACTGATAATAAGAGATACACTATGTCAGATTTGAGGTCCTTAGAAGAAAGGATTGAAACTCTGGAATATTATACTTCATTAAATTTACTTGAATTGTCTACCAGAGATCTTCTTATAGAAGATTCTAATGGACTTAATAGATTTAAGTCTGGATTCTTTGTAGATAATTTCAATAGTTATATTACTTCAGATTTAGAAAATGCATCATACAAAGCATCTATAAGCAATGGATCTTTGATACCAATATTAAATCAATCTTATATACCATTGAATCTTTATGCAGATAGCAATGAAAATTCTATCTCTGAGGTAAATCTATCTCAAACAAATTCAAGTAACTTAAAAATAACAGGGTCATCTTTAAGTTTAAATTATTCCAATCAAAGTTATATTTTTCAAAATTTTGCAAGTCAATCAATAAAAGTAAATCCATACAATGTTATATCTTGGAATGGATATTTAAACCTTTCCCCAGAATGTGACAATTTATCTTCTACTGTAGATTACAAAAATTACTTCAAAAGCAGAAATATTGAATTTAATGCTACAAAATTAAAACCAAATACAAAACACTCTTTAGTTTTTGATTCTAGAAACTTGTCTTCTGTCACTGATGGAAAGACTTATGCTTTCCCCAAATTATTACAAATTAGTGATGTAATAGGAACTTTTGTAGTAGGAGAGACAGTAGTTGGCAAATCTCAAGGAGGATTTGTTAAATTTAGAATTTGCTCACCAAATCATAAATTTGGTCCTCACGATAATCCCACAAAAACATATTCTACAAACCCATATGATGGAGTTTCTGGTCTTTCTAACTCTTATGGAGCACAATCTACAATATTGAATGTAGACATTTCAACTTTACAATCTGATTCTATTCCACAATTTTTTGGAAATATTTTATCTGGAATGGATCTTTATGGATTAGAAAGTAAAGCAATAGCAAAAGTTTCAAAAGTTGATTTAGTCTCAGATAGTTATGGAAATATTTCTGGATGTATTTTCATTCCAGATCCATCTACAAATACTTTAAAGTTCAAGCACAATAACACTTTAGTTAAACTAATCTCAGAAAATTCTGATAGTTTTGCAGAATTTATTTTCTCCCCAGTTAAAAATTCAATTAAAGTAGACTCAACAGAACGTTATAATCCTTTATCTCAAACTTTCTCAGTTCTTCCTGAAGGTGGAATTGTCTTAACCTCTGTAGAAATATTCTTTAGATCAAAATCTTCAATGCTGCCCATTTCATTAGAAATTAGAGAGGTGGTGAATGGGGTTCCTGGCAATTCAAGTAAATTGGTTGGTAATCTAAGAAAAACATTATTACCATCTGAGGTAAATGTAAGTACAAATGCATCTGTATCTACTACATTTGAATTTGATTCCCTATTTAAATTAGAGGGTGGAGTTGAATATGCATTAGTATTAACATCAAATTCCAGCGATTATCAAGTTTGGTCTGCATCTGTTGGATCTGTTGATGTCTCTACATTATACTTACCTGAAGTAAACACTGTTATAATTAGCAAGCAACCTCTTGTTGGAAACCTATTTACTTCCCAAAATGGATATAATTGGATCCCAACATCAGAACAAAGTTTAAAGTTTAGACTAAACAAAGCAGTTTTCACCTCTTCTGGTACTGTTAGATTGTATAATTCATCATTAGAATCTGAATCCATCGGCACATTACTGCCAAATAATCCTCTCTATACACTAGCAGATGATGGGTCAAATACTGCTCCATATGATGGAAATCATATTAAAGTACTACATCCAAATCATGGAATGTATGGCAATTCAAATAAGGTAGAAATTAAAGGAGTTCAATCTGATATTTTACCAGTAAAATTAACTTCAAGTTACAGTATTACTAGCACAGGTGCAATTAGTGTAGAATCTGATGCAATATTTGCTAATTTTGAAGGGTCCGCAGTTGATTCAATCAACCCAGGATATATTAAAATTGGAGAGGAAATTATTAAATATGAAGGAATTTCATCTAACCAATTAACAGGTATTACCAGAGGAGCATTAAACACTCCATCATTTACTCATCCTGTCAATAGTTTAGTTTACAAATATGAATTTAATGGTGTTTCTTTATCTAAGATAAACACAGTACATACTGTAGATTCTTCTTTGGATAGGGGAATTGATTACTACTATATTTCTATTCCAATCTCTGAGTTTAATCAAGATAAAATTGGTGGAGGGTCTGAAGTTTATGCTTCAGAAAATATAACTTTTGGAGCATTAAAATTAAATCCAAACTTTACATCATCTTATAATAACACTTCAGTTGATGCAAATATTAGATCTATATCTGCTACTAGTGTAGATGGATCAGAAGTTTCATATATTGATAATGGATTTGAATCATTTGATGCCTTTAATGAAAATGCATTCAAGACTTTGGGAATGACTGCATCAAGAGTAAATGAGAACCAATACTTAAACGCTACTCAATTTACTTCTAAAAAATCATTAACTTTAGATTTAAATCTTTCTACATCAGATTCAAACATTTCTCCAATTTTAGATCTAAATCAAAATGGTATTATTTCTTCAACTTATGAAGTAAATAGACCTATCGCTTTAGATGCATATCCAAGTGACAACACAGTCAATTCCAACTTAAATGATGAACATGCATACATTCACATATCTGAAAAAATTGAAATGCAAGAAAGTGCAACATCACTAAAAGTCTTACTATCTGCATACAGACACTCTTCATCAGACATAAGAGTCCTATATAAAATTTTCAGAAATGATGTTCCAGATGAAGATCAGATTTGGGAACTTTTCCCAGGGTATGATAATTTGGATGTAAATGGAGATATCATCAATTTATC